TACAAGCCTATCCCGGTAGATGAGAATGTGGATTGGCGAAGACTGAACATTATTGATGAGCCCGATGATAGTATTGACCGTACCGAGTATATCCGGGAACGTATGCAGGATATCCGGGATATGGTCGACCTGTTAGGGTTGTCCGAAAAAGCCAAACGGATCTTCGCTTGGAAATTCTTCGCTGGAGAGTCTTTCGCCGACTGGCCGGGGCCGGAAAGCCGGAAGGAGTTGTATGAGACCTATAAAAGTGTTTTCAATGCGGTGATGGATAAGAAGGATGAGAGGTTGCTATTTTAAATGCCGGGGATTGATAGCTAGGCCATATCAATCCCCGATATTTCATTTATACTCAGTTTGAGATTTCCTCCTCTACCTCTTTTGTCGCGAATAAGAGAATCATAGAATATTTCATAATAAAACAATTTCAATTACACTACAACACAAAATATTTTTTATAATTTAGATATGCATCATATAACAAACTAAAACAATCTACTTGAGAAGCACTCAGTGTTTGATAATCTATACCCGCTATTAAATTTTTCTTATACACACCTATCATATAGCTTATACCCTTATAATTATTATCCTCTTTATCATCTCTTAAAAGATTATTAGGTAGATCTGCCAATATTATAAACATCTCTATAATATCTACATGATTGCAATTCACATAAATTTTATTAGAGGAAATACTTAATAGTGTAGATAGCAAATCTTCCGAAGAGCCTAAAACTCGTTTTAGAAATTCAAATATAATCAAGGCTGGCGAACTAACTACAGTCAATACCATATCATTAAATCTTACGGTTTTATTCTCCATACTATAATCAAACATAAATCTTTCAAGAGTACGAATATTTACATATCCATATTTAATTAGATATTGCAATATAAACTCCAGACCTTTATACGCATACCTATCATCTTGAAAATCACCAGTTTTACTTTTTATCTTCAAAATTTGATCTGCGATACACTTTTGTATCTCGTCTTCATTATGAAAATGAAAAACTTCCTTACTATAAAACTTATCAATATATCCAGAAAAATCTACATCTGATCCATATTTAGCATGGAATATTCTCCTAATATTTTCAACATCGCATACAAGAATAGTCTTATCTATTTTAAATTTATGTTCCTTAGTGCAACAGAAATCATCATGTACAGAAAGAATATTAAGTATCCTAAAAATATGTTCCGGATCTATTCGATCTAAATCATCTATTACTAAAACGATCTCTTTCTTTTCCTCTTTTTTTGCATTAGTAATTAAAGATTGAATTATTTTCGTAACAATATTTCTCTCATAAATAGAACCTTGTCGTTGTATTATATCTTGTATAAAAGATTCCACTTCTTTATCTTCTTGTGTAGATTCTTTCTTTTGAAATTCTTGAATATTCTTTTTCAATTTTATAAGCTGTGGAATAATATCAGTTTTAAGACATACTTTTTCCATTGAGGATAATATATCTCCTATAAGTGTATTTAAATTATTTTTTATATAATAATAAGTTGCAACAGAGTTAGATATCTGAACATTTTTTAAGTCACAAGAAACTTTATCCAATAGTTGAAATAAAACATCTATCTTTATATATTCAAATATATCTTCATTACTTGCAACTGAGTAATTCACAGGTGTAAGAAACAAGGTTATATATTTATCTGTATGCTTTTTATTAAAAAAATCATTAATAAAGAAAGATTTTCCAATACCATATATTCCTGAAAAAATAATATTGTCATTATTTTCTTCTTGCAAGAATCTAAAAAATCTTTTAGATTCATTATCTATACTGATTTCCATATTTTGTTGAGTTTGAATTTTGTACTCTCAAAAGTATGCAAAAAATATTTAGTATCAAATAAAACATAGACAATTGCCTAAAAACGTCCATCCTCTAAAAGAGGATGGACGTTTTAACCTTAAACTATATTGCACTCGACCGACGAGTTTCAGTGAGAATTAACGCATGACACAGTTTATTTTACAGTCCCCGATATCGCAGGATTGCTATGGCCTTTTCCTGTTGGGAGGATGGAAGCTTGTGTGATTGAGAGTGATTTTTTAAGGAAGAAGGGCGGATGATCCGAGGATATTGGTGTCCCATAGGTAGTGTCAAGAAAAATCATGCAAACCATCGCTCACTTTTCCCTGTTTAACTATTGTGTATTTTTTACATCCTAGAAATTCACCATCGTCAGTTATTAAATAAATTGAAGTCCCGTCCGACTTACTTGTATGTAAGTAAATATCATCCTTAGTTGCTCCTTTTATTTCTGTTGATTTATGAAAAACTCGACCATTAAGATGCTGAATAGCGGTATTCAAATGTGTTTTATTGATATAATCTAAGTTTTTTATGTATATTGATGTAGCTGGAGTTATAAAAGGGACAACACACCTTTCATATCCTACTGGAGGAGTGGTAGCTATTTGCAAGGCTTCTAAATAAAAGTCCAACACGTCATTTTGAGTAATTCCATCATATAACGTATTGTTATCTTTTTTAATTACATCATTTAGAATATCCAAGGTTAATGTGGGTATTCCAAAGCTGGTCACTTGAATCGGAGGGACAACCGGAACCAATGCGGCTAATCTAATGTTAAGTGTTGCCAAATCATTTATTCTGGTCTTATAATCCTTATCTATTGTAAATTGAGCTATAGAAATATTGTCAACTATATTTTGAGTCTTTCTGTTATTTATAATTTCACTTATTGTCTTTGCTTGCAATATATATGAAGACCTGTTATCAAGAATATGTCCACTATGGTCATCCGATGTTCGTATTACCCGTGAAGTAGCCTCCTTGTGTTGTCTCTCCGCTTTCATGGTCATTCAATTTAAGGATTTAACTATTCTTTCTCTTTCGTTTCTTTATCCAGATCAAGCCCTGCCTCTTTCATGAACTCAGCAGCAGCTTTCGCTTGTTCAGCTTGAGCCTCTGCACAGGCTCTCAATGGGCCTCCGATAATAGAACCGAAAGGAATTCCCTGCAACGCATCGGTCGCAACATGCGAGGGTGTAGGATCTTTTGCCATAGTGATTACTTTTAAGGATTTTCCAAATATAGAGAATTATTTTGGAAGAAGAGACAAAAAGGTAAGAAAATAAGCATCTAGTGAAAATCACTAGACGCTTAATCCAATCAAAATACAAACAGTATGTTCCAATAATAGCTAAAGTATATTCTGAACATATTTTGTTGAAATTTTTAATATTTCCTGTTTCACTTTTTCTTTATCACCCTCAAAATCAACCAATAAAGAATTAGCATAAGCCGTCCCCTCTGTATTAAACTTTTTTAGGAACTCTATTTTTTGTTGAATAATTTTACTCATTGTTGTCCCATTAAAATCTAAAAGAGTTCTTTGAAATATTTGAAATTTAGTTAGTTACAGCGATTTTCCGAGCGAACGGACTTGAATTTGTAGCTTTGCATCAGATTAATCCGATGGCATATGTTCCAAGACAAATACGTTTTCGCTCAATTGGCTTCATTTCTGAATCGAAGTAAGTTTAACCGCATAGTCACCAAGTATGATGGTGATAAATATGTGAAGCACTTCACCTGCTGGAATCAACTACTTGCTTTGATGTTTGGTCAACTTTCTAATCGTGAAAGTCTGCGAGATTTGATAGTTGCTCTTGAAGCTCATCATTCCAAATGTTATCATTTAGGAATGGGTAAAAATGTATCAAAGTCATCGCTGGCAAGAGCAAATCAAGATAGAGACTATCACATCTTTGAAGAATATGCTTACTACCTGGTTAGCGAAGCACGACAAAAGTGTGCTAATCATATTTTCAAACTTGGCGGTAACGTTTATGCTTTCGATTCGACAACTATTGACCTGTGCCTTTCAGTCTTTTGGTGGGCAAAATTCCGCAAAAATAAAGGTGGTATCAAAGTGCATACATTATATGATGTGGAAACACAGATTCCTGCATTCTTTCATATCACGGAAGCATCCGTACACGATTCTAAAGTTATGATTGAAATTCCTTATGAACCAAGCTCTTATTACATCTTTGACCGCGGTTATAACAACTTCAAAATACTGTATAAAATTCATCAAATTGAAGCCTACTTTGTTGTCAGAGCAAAAAAGAATCTCGGGTACAAATCCATCCAATGGAAACGTAGGCTGCCTAAGAATGTGCTTTCAGACGCGAGTGTACTTCTGACAGGATTCTATCCTAAACAATATTACCCAGAGCCACTTAGGCTGGTTAAATATTGGGATGAAGAACAAGAACGAGAATTTATATTCATAACCAATGCGATGCATATATCTGCGCTTCAAGTTGCTGAACTTTATAAAAATCGCTGGCAGGTAGAGCTGTTTTTCAAATGGCTCAAGCAGCACCTTAAAATCAAAAGATTTTGGGGAACTACAGAGAATGCTGTTCGAATACAGATATATGCTGCTATATGCGCTTACTGTTTGGTGGCAATCATTCAACACGATATGCAACTGAACAGAAGTACATATGAAGTGTTACAAATACTGAGCATCTCATTGACTGATAAGACTCATCTGAGAGACCTCTTTGATAAAACTAAATTTCAAAATGACAAAGAACGATTCGGACCAAATGGGCCAAGTTTATTTAATTTTTAATTCGTCCCAATTTTAATGGGACACTAATGTTTTACAAAGGTAAAACAATTAAGTAAAATTCATCTATCATTGCTTTTCATATTTATTGTGTCTTTCTCTTTTGCATCGGAAGTATTAGCACTTACAGCAACCAGACAGTATGACATCGCCACGTTTGATCATACCGCTGGAAAACAACGATATACAATCTGAATCAAAACAGATTGTATATCACCAATTTCTTTTTTTGTGCCTTGTTAAACGTATAAGAAGTTCCTCCGGC